GGTATTCGCTCGGCGACTCGGCCGACTCCAAGGTCGGCATGCACGGCTCCGTCGCCGCGCAGACGACGGTGTCGCTCACGCACACCACGACCGACGCGACCACCACGCTGCTCGCGGCCGACGTGGCGGCGATCCATGCCGCCCTCGTCGCCAAGGGCGTCATCAAGTAGCAACCGCCACGCCGGAGGGCCCCATGGCCAGGATGTATTACCGCTTTGGCCCTCCGGCCCGCGGGCAGAAAGCGTTTCTCGCGACACCCGTGATCGGGGGCCTGGACCCCGGTTACGGGTTCGCCCTGTTCGAGAGTGCCGCCGCCCTTTGCGCGGCCGGCATCCAGGCGGAGCCAGCCATCTACGCAGGCGATGTGCATGTCGATGATGCGCGCAACTGGCTGGTCCGCCAGTTCCTTATGAGCGACTGCACGGATCTGGTGTTCATCGACGCGGATATCCGCTGGGAGGCCCGCGATCTGGTGGCGCTTCTCCGCGCCGAGGGCGACGTGGTGGCCGCCACCTATCCTTTCAAGCAGGCCGAGGGCGGGTTCCCCGTGAGGTTCCTCGCCCCGGACCCGAGCCCGGATGACGGTCCGTTTGAGGTCGAGGGCGTCCCCACGGGATTCCTGCGCATCCGGCGCCACGTTCTCGAACGCCTGGCCGAGGCGGCCCCGAAATACCACGGCAAGAACCGTCACGGCGATCCTGCCCCGCTGATCTTCGAGCGGACATTGGAGGGCATGACGCGCTGGGGCGGGGATTACACCTTCTGCCGCAAGTGGCGGGCTATGGGCGGCCGGATATGGCTCATGCCAGACGCCTTCATGGAGCACACCGGGCCGAAGTCATGGTCCGGCAGCCTCGGCCATTATCTCAGGGTCGAGCAGTCCGACCGGCTCGCCGCGGCATTGGCCGAGATCGCGGCCGGGCGCGAGACGAACGAAACCGCCGTTTCCCTCCTCGAGGGATGGGGCAACAACCCATGGGCCGCGACGGCCGATCTTCTCACGGCGGCCATCCTTCTCGCGCGCGATGTCGATGGCCCGATCCTCGAATGCGGCTCCGGCGCGACCACGCTGGCGATGGCGGCGGCGAACCCGAACGTCACGATTCATGCGTTGGAGCATGATGCCGGCTGGCAGTACCGCGCCGTCACTGCGGCACGGGAACACGGGCTGATCGAACGGATCGACGTACGCTGCGCCCCCCTTGCCGACGGATGGTACGCATCGGCATCTCTTGAGGGATTACCGGAAACCTTCGCCCTCGCCCTGGTCGACGGCCCGCCCAGGCATCTCGGCGACCGATCGGGGGCGCTTCGTATCAAGGCCGACCGCTACCTGTTCGACGACGCCAACAGCCCGTCCGTGATGCAGGCCGTCGAACGCCTGTGCGCCGGGCTCGGGCTCGTCCATTGCGTGATGGGTTCCGAGCGCCCGTTCGCCATCGTCTATCCGCCCCCGGCCCAATCAGAGAAGGAGAGCTCCGATGAGGCAAGTGCCGCCTGACCCGGAAATCCAGCGTCGGCTCAAGCAGTACGGGAGCCCGGCATACGGCTACCGGCGGGCCGGGGACGGGGAGATCGAAAAGGACCTGTTCGATGGCGCGTTGCCGGCGGGCTGGGCCGGCAGCCCGGCCGATGTGGGCAAGCCGGCCTCCACGGCAGTCGACCAAGGGTTCGATCCGCCCGTCCACATGGGCGGGCCGCTGGTGGTGGGGCCCGGCGAGGCCGGCCCCGGCGCGGTGGGCGTCATGCCCCCCTACGACGACCACAAGATGCCGGTCCTCAAGGAGGAATACATGCGCCGGACGGGCAGGGGCGTCCACCCAGGCACCACCAAGGTCGGACTCGTCGCCATGCTCGAAGAGATCGACGCCAACAAGCCCGGCTGATGCAGCGCCACGTCTTCATAGCGACCCCGTGTCATTCGGGGGAGGTCCGCTGCGAGTTCGTGCGCTCGCTGGTCAGCACCCTGCCGCTTCTCTTCCAGAACGGCATCGCGTTCACGCAATCGTTCTGCATCGGCAACGCCCTTGTCCACGTCGCGCGCAACAGCATGGTGGCGTGGTTCATGGCCCAGAAGGACGCGACCGACCTCCTGTTCATCGACGCCGACATGGCCTGGGAGCCGGAATGCGCCTTGAGGCTCGCGCTTTCCCCGCACGACGTGATCGGCGGGGCCTATCTGCAAAAGCGCGAAGGCCAGGAAATCTACAACGTCGCCCCCTACAGGGGCACGGCGACCACGCTGATCGAATGCGACTACCTCGCCACCGGGTTCCTCAAGATATCCCGCCGCGCCGTCGAGCGCCTGATAAAGGCGCACCCCGAAACCAAGTACCTCGATTCCCACGGCTACGAGTGCCATGGCCTGTTCGACACCTCCCTCGGGGAGGGGAAGGTCATCGGCGAGGACGCGCTGTTCTGCCGGCGCTGGCGGGCGTTGGGCGGGAAGATCCTTTGCGACCCGGACATGACGATCACCCACATCGGCACCAAGCCCTACACGGGCAACTTCGCCGATCTGATCCTGCGCGAGGGGTCGAAGCCAGAGGGGGAGGCCGCCTGACATGAGCGAGACCGCCGGCTCCCTGGTCACCCGCGCATTCCGGCTCGCCCGCATTAGCGCCGCCGGGGAGGTGCTGGGCCACAACGACATGACGGACGGGCTGGCCGCGCTCAACGACATGCTGCACGGCTGGAAGACCAAGGGCATCGACCTTGGCCACGTGACGGTCGGGTTGTCGGGCACCCTTCGGGTGGATGATCGGTATATCGAGGCCATCCGCTACAATCTGGCCGCCCGCCTTGCCACCGAGTACGACTCGCCGATTCCGAACCTCGTGGTGCAGTACGCCGTCGAGTGCTTCAAGGCCCTACAGGCCCACACCTTCGAGTTCTTCGACGATGCCAAGGTAGATGATGCGCTGACGCCCAGGTATTTCCGGCGCGGCGCGGGCGATTACGACATCGAACAGGGCTAGGCATGGAGATTCCCTTCGCCGTCCACGCCTATCGGCACCGCGTCCTTCCCATCGCGGCCCAGCGCTGCGTCAATTTCTACGCCGAGCAGCAGCCGCCCGACGCCAAGACCAAGGCAGCGGTCCTGGGGGTCCCGGGGATCACGCTGTTCAACAACCTCGGCTCTGCGCCCATCCGCGCCCTGCGGGTGGTGGACGGGCTTCTCTACGTGCTGCGCGGCAGCGCCCTTTACAGCGTCGACTCGGACGGCGCCGAGACCCTGATCGGCAACATCTTCACGTCCACGGGGTTCGTCTCGACGGCCGTGAATTCCAACAACGAGCTCTGCATCGTGGACGGGCTGCACGGCTGGGTCTATTCGGCCGCCCTCGGCTTGCAGCAGATCACGGCGGACGCCTTCGATCCGGCCGACACCGTGACGTTCCAGGACGGCTATTTCATCTTCAACCGGAAGGGCACGGGCGAGTTCTTCATCTCCGGGCTCAATGACGGCCTCAGCTTCTCCGGCACCGACGTCGCCACCGCCGAGGGGAGCCCGGACGACATCCGGGCCGTGATCTCCAATCATCGTGAATTGTGGCTCCTCGGCCATGAGACCACCGAGGTCTGGTACAACTCCGGGGCCCTGGATTTCCCGTTCGAGCGCAACCCCGGCGCCTTCATCGAGCAAGGCTGCGCCGCGGCCGGCAGCGTCGTGGCCCTCGACAACTCCGTGATCTGGCTGGCCGACGATTTCACGGTCCGGCGCGCCGACGGCTATGTGCCGATGCGGATTTCCACCCACGCCATCGAGGCCGAGATTCAGAAATACTCGGACGTGTCGGACGCGGTGGCGCTCACCTACACCGACGAGGGCCACAAGTTCTATGTCATCACCTTCCCGGCCGGCGGGGCCACGTTCGCGTTCGATGCGGCGACCCAGCTCTGGCATGAGCGGGATTCGCGGGACGGCGATGGCGACTCGCTCGGCCGCTGGCGCGTGAACGCCTACGCGGACGCCTACGGCAAGCGCATGGTGGGCGACGTGACGGGCCGGGTCGGGTTCCTGGACCATGACGCCCATGACGAGTTCGGCTTCACCGTGCGCGGCCTCCTGGCGGGCCCGCCCATCCACCGCGACCGCAAGAACATCGCCATGAGCCGATTCGAGGTCGATATCGAGTCGGGCGTGGGGCTCAACTCGGGGCAGGGCAGCGACCCGCAGGCACAGCTCGATTGGTCCGACGATGGCGGGCACACCTGGACCGATCTCAAGCCGTGGTCCGGCATGGGCAAGATCGGGCAGTACCGGCATCGGTTCGTGTGGCGCCGGATGGGCCAGTTCCGCGAGCGCATCCTGCGCCTCGAGGTCACCGATCCCGTGCGCCGCGCGGTGGTCCGGGCCCATACCGAGATTGACTTCTCGGAGACTTGATGAGCACGGTCGCGCCCCCGCCGCTCATGTACCCGCTCGTCGATCGGGGCGGGAGGCCCACGCCGCCTTTCGCGGAGTGGCTGCGGGATATCTCGAAGCGCGCGGGCGGGGCCGGGGACGTGGACCTTGTCGGGGGCACGTTCGCCAACAACGGACTCATCGCCCGCACCGGGCAAGGGGCCTACAACACACGCTCGCTGCTGGCGGGGACGGCGATCTCGGTTGCCAACGGCGACGGGGTTTCGGGCAATCCCGTCATCTCGCTCGACGCCACCGCGTCCCAGGTCCGGTTCTCGGACCCGCTTGCGCTGATCGGGGCCACGAACGTCCAGGACGCCATCGACGCGCTCAAGACGCTCATCGACGATCTCACGGCGGCGGATGTCGATTACGACAACTCAAGTTCCGGGCTCACGGCGACGGACGCGCAGGCGGCCATCGACGAAGTGGCGGCGGCGAGCGGCGCCTCCCCCCCAGGCTGGTTCGTCGTCTCCGTCGTTACTATCAGCGACGATGCCTCCGTGGATTTCACGGACCTCGACCCTGACCTGTCCTACGAGGTCGAGATCATCGACTACATCCCGGCGACGGATGGCGGCGTGCTGCATCTCCTGACCAGCTCGGACAACGGGTCCAACTTCGACACCGGGGCCAGCGATTACGCATGGTGGCGCAGCTTCGTCTCCGACGCGGTCCCGACGCAAAACGATTTCGGCGACGACGCCGACGATTCGATCGTCGCGGCTGCCGCCGCCGGGACCGGAACGGGCGAATCGATAGGCGGCTGGGTCCGGTTCGCCAACCACGGCGGCGCCTTCTACAAATCCTTCGATGGGCTAATCGTGCAGCGGAGTAGCTCGGCCGTCACCGCCCTCCGTGAATTCCACGGCCAGCGCCTCTCGACCACCGCCGTGGACGCCATCAGGTTCATCCCTTCCAGTGGCAACATGGCCTCCGGCAAGATCGTCCTTCGCGCGAGGGTGACGGCATGAAACGTGTCATGGACATGGCGACTCGGGAGTTCAGGGAAGTGCCCGACGACACCCCTTGCGCCAAGGTGGTGTCCCCGAGGCTCGGGGCGCATGGCGGGTTTGTCCTCCGGGAGTTGAACCCCGCCGAGCTTGCCGACCGCGAGGCCCGCAGGGTCGAGCATGAGCGCAAGATCAAGCGCACGAAGCTGGGGGCCTACCGGGAGGACGTGGAGCCCGGCTTGAGAGGGCGGATCGAGCGCGACGCCATCATCCACGGCGTGACCGAGGAAGCGATGCGCCGGCGGTATGAGGACGCGGCCATGCTCGGCCCCATCGACGCGCCATACGACAGGTCGAAAAAGCCCGGCACGACGCCCTCGCCGTGATCCGCTACGCCAGTCCTTCCGATATCCCCCGGCTGGTGGAGATGGGGCGGAACCTCCACGCCGCCACCGGGGATCGTGCCATCGCACCCTACAGTGAGAAGGACACCGCCACGTTCTTCGCCAACCTGATCGGGGACGGCCCAGGCATGGCGCTCGCCTTAGACGACGTGACGGGCACCTACGGCATGATGGCGGGCATCGTCTCGCCGCTCTACTTCAATTTCTCCGTCACCGTCTGCCAGGAGCTTTTCATCTGGGCCGAGCCCGGGCACCGGGGCGGCTTCCCGTACATCCTCTGGGGGATCGAGCAACATGCCAAGGCGCGGGGGGCGGACATGATGATCATGGCGGCGTCCGAGCTGCTCCGCCCGAAACCGATGCAACGGCTGCTTGAAATGAGCGGGTACAAGCCCTTCGAGCGCCTCTACGTCAAGGAGTTGTAGCGATGGGCATTGCGACCGCGATCTCCGTTGCCGCCAGCGTGGCCGGGTCCCTTCTGAGTTCGAGTTCCCAGGCCAAGGCCGCCGAGAAGGCCGGTGACGCCCAAGGGGCCGCCGCGCTCGAATCCGTCGCCCTGCAACGGGAGATGTACGAGACCGGACGGGAGGACTACGCCCCATGGCGCGAGATCGGCGGCACCGCCGTCAACCAGCTCGGCGCGCTCTACGGGATCGGCCGCGAGGGCCTTCTCTCGCCCGAGGAGATGGAAGAGGCGCGCGGGATGTTCATGGAGACGCCCGGCTATCAGTTCCGCTTCGATGAAGGGCAGAGGGCATTGGAGAGTTCCGCCGCGGCGAGGGGGCGCCTCACCTCTGGGGCCACGGGCCGGGAACTGACGCGCTACGGCCAGGGCGTGGCGTCGGAGGAGTTCGACAAGTACGCCAACCGCCTCGCCGCGCTTTCGGGGACCGGCCAGACCGCGACCGGGGCTACCGCCAACCTCGGCGCGCAGACGGCGGGGGCGGCCGGCAACGCCCTCATGGCCGGCGCCGCGGGGAGGGCCGATGCGTACATGGCCGGGGGCACGGCAAGGGCCTCGGGCTACGCCGGCGCCGCCAACGCCATCAATTCGGGCATCCAGAACTGGATGTTCCAGGACATGTTCGGCACCCCCTACGGCACCCCGCCCTACGCAGGATAACGAGGAACAGATCATGCGCCTTCCCGCCCTCGAAATCCGGTCCGCCAGCCTGCAAGACGCCACCATGGCGGCCGAGCGGGTCAGAAGCTCGCGGGTCCGCAACCAGCTTCTCATGGAGGAAATGCGCCGCCGGCAGGAAGCCGACGCCTTGGCCGGCGAGGCCTCCGAGGGCCTCATGGGCGGCGGGAACGCCATGGCCCAGCCGGGCGGCAAGCCGCTCCCGCAGAACTACGGCCAGGGGCTCGACCCGCACGCGCGGGGCAATCTCGACGCCGAGGCCCGGAGCCAGGGCTACAACGCCGTCGCCGCCGCCCCGGCGGGCGAGAAGGCGCAAGGCATCCCCAAGGCCCTTCGCAGGCTGGCCGCCATCAACCCCCGGCGCGCGCAGCAACTGGTCCAGATCGCGACAACCCTAGATGATCGTCAGATCGCCAAGGCCGACCGCATGGCGAGGACTCAGGGCGCCCTTGCCATCGGAGTGCTGGAAGCCCCGCAGGACCAGCGCCCGGCCATGTACCAGAGGGCGCTGCAGCAGGCCCAGCAGAACGGGATGGACGTGTCCAAGCTGCCCCCGCAGTACGGGCCGGAGGCGCAGACGGCGCTGGAACTCGCGGTCCTGGAGGCCATGTCGTTCAAGGATGCGCTTGCCAGTCGCCCGAAGACCCCCGAGGGCTTCCGCACGGCCGGGGAGGGTCTGGAGCCCGTCCCGGGCGGGCCCAAGGACCCCGCCTATATCGAGGAGGCCGACAGGGCCAAGGCGCGCACCGGCACCAAGGCACCGGCCCGGGTGCGGGAGGCCCAATGGCTGGTGGACCAGGGCATCTATAAGACCCTCGGCGAGGCCTACAAGGCCACCCGCGAGCGCGTGAGCATGGGGGAGGAGGAAACCCGCGCCAAGGCCCTCACCTGGGTCTCCGCCCAGAAGAACCGCTACGGCAAGCCGAAATACACCACCCCGGAGCAGCAACAGGCCGCGCTCGCGGCTTACGAGCGCTTCGTGCAGGGCGATGCGCAGGGCGCCGTCGCGGCCCTCAAGGCGCTCGAGCCCGAGCAGCCCAAGGATGAGCCGGGCTGGATCAGACGCACCATCAAGGACCTGTTCGGCTCGGCCAAGGGCGAGAAGGGCGGTGGAGAGGGGGCCCCCCCGGCCGGCGCCACCGGCAAGACCCGGAAGGCCCAGGACGGCCAGGAATACCCGGCGGTCTCCGACCAGGCCGGATACGACGCCCTCCCCCCTGGCGCGGTCTATTACCACGCGGGCCGCAAGGAATTCCTGACCAAGGGGCAATGATCCATGCCGTTCGGCGACACCGACACTCCGGCCTTCGGGCGGGCGGACGCCCCCGCGTTCGATCCCGTCTCGGCGCTCGACGACCTTCTCCCGGCCGTGATCGAGGTCGAGAGCGGCGGCAAGGCCGATGCCGTTTCCCCCAAGGGCGCGGTCGGCCTCATGCAGGTCATGCCCGGGACCGCGCGCGACCCGGGCTTCGGGCTCGATCCGACGCCGACCGGAAAACTGGTCGACCCCAAGACCAACCTCCGTGCCGGCGCGGCCTATCTGGGCAAGATGCTTGAGCGGTACGGAGACCAAAACAAGGCCATCGCGGCCTACAACGCCGGCCCGGGACGGGTGGATCGGGCCGTTGCCGAGCGCGGGGACGACTACCTTTCGGTGTTGCCGAAGGAAACCCGCGAGTACGTCAGGAAGGTCGGCGAGGCCCGCCAGAAGAAGGCGCCGGCCTTTGGCGAAATGGACCAACCTGCCTTCGGGGCCCAGGACAAACCTGCCTTCCAGGAAGAGCCGGCGGGCGGGCGCGTGGGGCCGCCAGAGAGCATGCCTCGTACCGGGCCCTCCGATGAAAGCACCGTCGACGTGGTCGCCCAGAACATCCTCGAATTCGGCAAGGGTATCCCGAGCGGCGCCGTCTCGCTGACCGGCGCAGGGATCGCCGGGGCGTCCGCCGCCCAGGCCCGCAAGGACGTGGCCATGCAGCGCTCGGTGGCCGATCTCTCGGGGCGGCTCCGGGCCGCGGGCGAGCTCGAGGACGACGATCTCCGCGCCCTTCTCCGAGACATCAACCGCTCCCCCGTGCCCGCCGAGGTCCGTTCCGAGTTCCTTGGCGTGATCGACCGCGCCCGCAGGGGCGAGCCCGTCGATTATGAGCCGTCCGAGGCCGTCAGGCGCATCCTCGCGCCGCTCCCGGCCTTCGAGGACCGCCCGGGCGCTAGGATCGGTCGTGGCGTCACCGAGTACGGCCGCGGCATCCTGCCCGCCGCGCCCGGCTACGAGGAAAGCCCGGGGCGCCTGTTGGGCGAAGGGATCGGCTCGGTGGCGGCGGGCGTGGCCATGTCGTGGCTCACGGGCCCCGCCGGGGCCGCCGCCCTGTTCGCCTTCGCGGGCTCCGGGGAGGCCGTGGAACGCGCCATCGAGGCCGGGGCCACCGATGACCAGATCATCGAAGCCGCCAGGAAAGGGCTCATCCCCGGCCTCACCGATTCGGTGCCGGTCGAGATCCTGCTCGGCCGCATCCCCGTTGGCGGGCGGTTCTTCAAGGTGCCGGCCGCCCTGCTCGGCCGCGTGCTCCGTCGCATCGAGCGCATCGGCTTGCAGGGGTTGACCGAGGGCCTGCAAGAAGGCGGCCAGGAATTCCTCCAGAACCTCATCGCCAAGGAGGTCTACGACCCCGATCAGGACCTCGGCGAGGGCATCGTGCCGAGCGCCGGCGTCGGTGCCGGCGTCGGCGCCCTCGCCGAGACCGGGCGGCAGATCCTCAAGGGCTTTGCCGGCCGCCGGCGTGGCACTGGCGGCCCCGCCGAATCCCCGGCCCCCCGCCAGGAACCCTACCTCGGCGCGGGGCCTCCCGCGGCCCCCGCGGGCCAGCCGGAGCCTATCCAGGGCCCCGGCGGCGTCCCGCCCGGCGCTGCCCCGGCCGGCGCCATCATCGGCGAGGAATTCGGCACAGAGGATGCCGCGGCGTTCCCGCAGGAGGCGCCGACGGGGCCCGGAACTGCCGAGGCGATTTCGGTGGACGAACAGGCCATCCTCAACGTCACCGGACGGCGCCAGCCCTACAGCGCCCTTTCGGAGGAAGAGAAAGTCCGGGCAACGGAGGAAAGCCGCCGACTGGCCGAAGAACCGGGGCCAACCGGCGCCCCGCCCACCGAGGCTGCTGCCGAGCGACCCGGCCCCGACTACCAGCCATTCTTCGGCGAACAGGGCAACCAGATTGGCTGGTACAACCCGCAGACGGGTCATGCCGTCGCGCTGGGGAGGGGCGAGGCGGCCCCAGCCGAGACGGTGATTGGCGCCACACCCGAGGAGGGGATCGAGCCGCAACCGCCCCGCACCCGCGAGGATCTCGCCCGGGATCTCGAGGACGAGCGCACCGCCGAGGAGATCGCCGCCGAGGCCGCGTGGAACGCCGCCGACCGCGAAGCCGCGGCCCGATGGGAGCCGACGCGGGAATGGCAGACCGTCCCAAAGGGCGCGGTGTTGCCGCCGGGCCTCGAGATTCGCATGGACATGGAGACGGGCGAGCAGATGGCCCGCGTCCCGCCGCAGGAGGGCTCCCCCGAGGCGACCCCGGCACCAGTCCCACAACCGACACTTGAGCCGAGCCCCGCACCGGGGCCGGCCCCCAACATTCACACCGCCACCTATGGGAACCGCGGTCAACAGCACGCCATCCTGGAACGGGCACGGGGGAGGCTCAGGGATCGTTTTGGCAACCGCATCGGCATCCGCCGGGAAGGCCGCCAGTGGACGATGCGGCTGCGCGACGGGACGCCCGAGGAGAACGCCGCGGTGGCCGAGGAGGTCAACCGCCAGACCCAGGTCACGGTCAACCGCGCCGAGGCCGGGAGGAAGCGCGGCGGGCCGGTCAGGAAGGGCCCCATGGGCCTGGCCGAAGCCATCGCGCGCGACGGCGGAATCACGGATCCGGGCGGCGAGCTCCGGGCCGCGGATCTCCAACGCTGGCATGTCGGGAAGCCAGGGATGCCGCGCCTCGTGGTCACCGCCCCCGGGCAGCAAGGGGCGCTCATCGCCGGGATGCGGGGCGCCTCGACGCGCTCGCCAGACTACCGGCTGGAATGGGCCGTCGAACGCGGCTATCTCCCCGAAGGGGCGACCGTTTCCGACCTCTATGAGGCCCTGCGCGAGAACCGCATGACGCCGGAAGGGGCCGATTCCGAACAGGCCAGACGCGAGGCCGAGGAGACGGAGGACCGCAACGAACAGGCCCGTTGGGAGGTCCAGGACACGGCCACCGACATGGGCGAAGCCCTGACCGACGGGGAAGCCGATGAAGTCGTCCGGCTCATGGTTTCACAGGAAATGGATGCGGAATCTGCGGTCGGGGAGTATATTGAGCGCCGTGCCATCCAGGACGCCGAGCGCCTGGCCGAGGAAACCGGAAATGCCCAATACGAGGATATACCCTTCGAGGAAGCTGGACCGGCCCGGGCTCGCGAGCCTGTTGGAGCGCGGGGCGGAAGACCAGCGGGTGAGCACCCCACTCAAGAAGCGGGCCCTGCGGTCGGCGCGGCTCCTCAGGGCACTGGACGACCGCGAGAGGCGGAAGGCGGCCAGGACCGCGCGCCTGATGAAGGCGGCCGAAGCCCGGAAGGCGCGCAAGAAGGCGTAGCCAGGCCGCTCTACGTCAACCGCCCGGTCGCCAACGCCGCCGACATCATCGCCTGGGCGGCGTCCCAGGGCTTCAAGATCACCCTTCCCGCCGACGACATGCACGTCACCGTCGCGTTCTCGCGCGAGCCCGTGGTGTGGGATGCCGCCGGGGAGGGCTCGGCCATCGAGCGCGTCGAGGGCGGCGCGCGCACGGTCGAGAAGCTGGGCGACGAGGGCGGGGTGGTGCTGCGCTTCGAAGCTAAAGCCCTCACCGAACGTTGGCAGGCCTACCGCGACGCCGGGGCGTCGTGGGACTTCCCAGGCTACAAGCCGCACATCACCATTACCTACGACGCGGGCGACGTGGACCTCGCCAAGGTCGCACCCTATTCGGGGCCGATCATCCTGGCGGGAGAATCGCGCGAAGACCTCGACACCGACGCGACGAGCAAGGTGAAAGAGGTCGCGGTTCCGAAGCCCGCCACCGAGCAGACCGACCAGGGCGAGCAGACCGTCCTTCCCGGCGCCGAGCGCATCTCGGAGCGGGAACAGGTCGGGCGGCGCATGGGCGAGCCCTTGCGTTCCGAGGCCGAGCAACGCGGCCTCGAAGGCGCGCCCCTGTTCGATCCCGAGGCCCGCCCGGGCGCACAGCGGGATCTGGTGGAAGATGCGGGGAGAGGGTCTGAGCCGGCCAAAGCCGAAACGCGCGGCCGAGCGCAGCGGCCGAGACGGCGCGCCAGGAAACCGGACCAAATCGATAGGTTGGAGAACTATTTCCGACCGGGCCGCATCGTCTTTTCCAGCTATTGGAAAGCCTACGACAAGGTCCTCTCGTTCAACCGCGAGGAAGGAATCGGCGGCTGGTCGGTGACGGTCCAGGAGGTTGACAAGGATGGTGCGCCGACCGGACCGCCGCGCGACCACTCGACGATGCCCGATGAAAGAGAACTCGGAGCTTGGGAACGCGAGAACCCCATCGGCAGGGAAGATGCACCTGCAAGCCCGGGGGGCGAGGAAGGCCCGGCCTTCGCGCTTCGCCGCACTACAGGACGAACCATCAATATTCAGGGCGTTGATCTGCCCATGAACGATGATGGGACCGTTGCCCTGTACCACGGCACTACCCAGCAGGGCGCTGAGGAAATCAGAAAAACCGGCCGTCTGAAAGCCGATGCCGAACCCGATGTGTACCTCACCACCGACCCTTCCGGCGGCGGGTACGGCGATACGGTTCTCCCCATCCGAGTGAATCCAGCGCGCTTGGTGCTGGACGATCAGTTCCCGAGCGGGAGGGCGGATTTCCGCATCAACGTGGGCGAGTCTGGCGGCAGCATCAATGTAGAAATTGCGGAGGAAGGCCCGGCCTTCGCCCGTCGTGCCCGTTCCCCCGAGACCACCACTCAAGAATCCACCGACGCCTGGCCGGGCATCCGCGCCGAGCTGCGCGTGGAACTGGACCGTCTCGGGCTTCGCCGGGTGGGCCTCGCGCTGCCCCCCTCCATCCATGGCGGCAAGGCCGACGCCATGTATCTGCGCCGCGTCATTTCGGTGGCGCTCGATGCCGCCGACAAGCTGGGCGCCCTCCACCATGAGGTCATCCACGCCATGCGGCGCCTCAACATGATTACGCCGAAGGAGTGGCGCGCGCTGGAAATCCAGGCCAGGAAGTCGTGGATCAAGGAACACCGCATCCGCGAGCGGTGGGCAGATCAGAATCTGACCGAGGAGCAGATTGTCGAGGAGGCCGTGGCCGAGGGATTCAGGTCCCACATGCGCGGGCCCCGGAGGGTGGGCGGTACGGTGGGCCGCGTCTTCGACGCCATCCGCCGCGCGCTCGAAGCCATCCGCAACGCCTTCCGCGGCGCCGGCTTCAACACCTGGGAGAGCGTGTTCGGCCGGATCGAGCGGGGCGAGGTCGGGCTGAGGGCGGCACGGGCCGAGCGGGGAATCGGTGGAGAGATGGAGCCGGCCTTCGCCATGCGCGAGGGCGAGCGCGGCAGCGTCCCATCCGTGCCAAGGCCCGACGACCCCGACACCCCCGCCAACCGCCAGCGCGCCATGCAGGGCTTCATCGCCCGGGGCGAGCCTTTGGACCGCGTTCTCCGCATCCCCTTCGACTGGTTCGGCGGCATCAATGAGAAGGGGGAGTGGAAGCCCGGCTTGAAGATGTACGACCGTGCCGCCAAGGCCATCGTCGGGAAGAAGTTCAATCCCGAGGGGCGTTTCGCGTGGCTCAACGGCCCCATGGAGGCGGCCCGTGCCGGCCTCATCGACCGCTACGGCCTCGCGCCCGAGTACGTCAAGCGCGAGCGCCGCGTGGACTTGGAGAAGCGCGAGATCGCCCAAAAGGGCGTCGAAATTCTCAAGACCATCAAGGAGCAGAAGATCGGGCCGGAGGAGGCCCGCGTGTTGCAGGCCATCCTCACGGGCGAGGAGATCCCGAGCGCGGAGTGGGAGAAACTGTCGGGGCCGGTCCGTCAAGCCATCGACGAATTGGGGGCCGAGGCGGTGTCCCTTGGCCTTGTCTCCCCGGAGTCCTACGAGCGCAACCGCGGCACCTATCTCCACCGTGTCTACATGAAGGACGAGGGCGACCAGCCGACCCTTTCCCGGTGGTTCTCCAATTTCATGGGCAACAAGCGCAAGCGCATCCAGGGGGACGCGCTCAAGGGCCGGGGCATGTTCCAGGAAGTAGAAAACGCCAGGCTCATGCGCGACATGCAGGAGTTCGCGGAGGCCAAGCGCGGCCTCCCCGTGAAGGGCGAGAAGTTCCGCATCCTTGACCAGATCCCGGATCAGGGCGAGTTCGAGAACGTCGCCCCCGCCGCGCCCAAGGTCGAGCGCCGCGTCTACTGGCCCGCCGACAAGCCCGTGCCCGAGCGCTTCAAGGGCATGACGGATCGCGGCGTGTGGGAAGTGCGCGCCGCAGGGAAGAACAAAGTGACGCTGTGGCGCGACTACACCAAGGCCGAGCGCGAGCGCATGGGGGAAATCCTCGACGCGCGCTACACCATCGGCAAGACCTTCATGCTGATGGCCAACGACCTCGCCACGGGCCGGTTCTACCGCGACATCGCCCTCAATCAGGAATGGACGCGCGGCGACATACCCAACCAGAAGTGGGTCAATGCCGCGGAGTTCCGCCGCCTGTGGAACGATCAAACGGTCGAGTGGGTCAAGGTGCCCGACACCGACATCCCCAATACGGGCGGTAAGAAGCGCTGGGGCGCGCTCGCCGGCAAGTACGTCAGGCCCGAGATCTGGCGCGACCTCAACGAGATCGACATCATGGCGCGCCCCAATTTCTGGACGCAGATTCTCACGCAATGGAAGCTCAACAAGACTGCCAGATCCCCCGTCGTCCACATGAACAACATCATGTCGAACGTGATGTTCATGGACCTCGCGGACGTGCGGATGCAGGACCTGGTGCGCGGCCTCCACGCCTATGTAGGCGAGACGGCGGATTTCATTGAGGCCAAGGAAAACGGGGCCTTCGGTGCCGACATCATCAGCCAGGAAATGAAGCGCAACGTCTTCGGTCCGATCCTGAACGATCTACAGCGCGAGATGGCGGGCGGCAGGAACCCGGCCATGGCGAAATTCGGGCTCATGGGCAGGATCGTCACGGCGATTTGGGACGCCGGCAAGGCGGCCGACCGGAAGATGATCGATATGTACCGGATCGAGGATGAGGTCTTCCGCATGGCCACCTACATGCGGCGTCGGTCGCTGGGAGAGGAAGTCGAAGACTCGGCCTTGCAGGCGCGCCAGCAATTCCTCGATTACGACATCCGCGCGCCGTGGGTGAACAAGGCCCGCCGCACCGTTCTTCCCTTCATCGCCTACACGTATCGCGCCGTTCCCGTGATCGCGCAGTCGCTGTCGCTCCGCCCGTGGAAGCTGGCCAAGTATTTCCTCATAGCCCAGGCGGCAAATTACCTCGCCTACATGATGGAGCCGGGCGACGAGGACAAGGAGCGCCGTTCGATCCGCGACGAGGAGCGGGGCTACACCTGGGTCGGAACGCCCAGGATGCTCCGCATGCCCTACCGGGACGCCCATGGCAACCCTGTGTTCCTGGATGTTCGGCGGTGGATCCCGGCCGGCGACATCTTCGACATCAACCAGGGGCACAGCGCGATCAGCCTCCCTGCGCCCTTGGGTATGGGCGGGCCCATCATGCTGGCCATGGAGCTCGCGCTCAGCAGGTCGGCGTTCACGGGCGACGATATCGTGAACGAACTGACGGACACGCCCATGGAGCGCGTCGGGAAGACGGGCGATTTCCTGTGGAAGTCGTGGATGCCGTCGGCGGCGTGGGTGCCCTGGTCCTGGTACTGGAACAAGATCGGCCTCGCCATTTCCGATGCCGTCGACCCGCAAGGCCGGCAGTACCCCGTACCCGAGGCGGTGGCATCGTCCTTCGGCGTCAAGCTCAAGCCGCAGGACGTTGAGCAGAACCTCGAATGGCGCGCCTACGAGTTCGACAAGCAGCGCCGGGCCCTCAACGCCGAGTCGCGCCGTCTCGACCGGCTGCGCCAGCGCCGGATCATCTCAGAGGGGGCGTGGGAGGAGGGCGTGAGAAGTATCGAGGGCAAGCTGGATCGCATCGACGAGCGCGAGCGCCAGACATTCAAGGACTGAGGTATAGAAGACCGCTCGCGACCCCGACGACGACGCCGACAAAGGCCCCGATGCCGGGGTCGATGCCGGCAGTCTGCGCCGCCCTGTAGCCCCCGAACGCGGAGGAGACGACCAGCGCCACGCCGGCCCCGGTATAGAGCGCGAACCGCAGGGGCTCGGCGAAAGGGTCCATCAGAAGACGACCCTGTAGATCACGGCGAGCGCCAGGAACACGAAACAGGCGAACAGGATGGCGCTGTCGCTGTCCTGGATATCGAGCCACCGGGCCAATCGGCGCAGCCGTTCCAGATCGATCCTTATGGGGGCCTCCCGTTCGTGGGGGCCGAGCGTAGCCGAACCAGACCCCACGACGCAACCAGCCCCGGGAACGGGGCTTTTTCATGGGAGCGACCATGGCCGCCAGACGCTTCGTGATGCCGTTCCAGACCGCCCATGGCGTGGACGGGGAATTCCTGCCCGGAGCCAAGCTGTGGTTCTACGAGAGCGGCAGCACGACACCCCTCCAAACCTATGCCGACGAGGACCTGTCCATCGAGAACGCCAACCCGGTCGTGGCCGACTCGGCGGGGCGGTTCTCCAACATCTGGCTCCGGCCGCTCAACTACAAGGTCGTCCTCACCGATGCCGGCGACGGCGGCGCTGACCTGGAGGACCATATCCAGATTTGGACGGCGGACCCCGTGATCGGCGGGACCGTAGAGGAGGAAGAAGGCACGGTCATCACGCAGTCCAAGCAGGTCTTCGTGGATGGCGTCGATTACACGGCCGGCACCACCACGACGCTGACCATCACCGAGACCCCGATCCCGAGCTCCGGGGATGCGCTCACCATCTACTTCGACGGCGATCACCAACAGGGAACGGAATGGAGCTACAACACCACGACGGGAGTCGTCACCTTCGATGTGGCGATCCCGGCGAATGTGGAGCAGGTCGAGGCCGTATGGGTCGAGCCGCTGGGGATCGGGACCCCAGCCGCCGGCACGGTGAACGCCTCCAAGATCGACGCCACCGACGCCGCCAACATCCGCAACGTGCTGGGTCTCGGCGCGCTGGCGATTCTCGATGCGCTGTCCGCTGCCGATATCTCCTATGACAATGCCACCAGCGGCCTTACTGCGACCGACGTTCAGGCTGCTATCGACGAGCTCGAGAATGAGATCGATGCTGTTTCGACGGGCGAGGCCGCCAATGTCTGGTTGAGCTTCAATGGCAGCGGCACGGTGGCGATCAACGACGATGTTGGCGTCGATTCCGTCACCGACAACGGGACGGGCAATTATACGGTGAACTTCACCACCAACTTTGACAACATCAACTACTCTCTGGTCTCCTCGGCCAGGCGCGGCACGCCGGGCGACACCACCTATCCATTCACCCCAATAGCCAAGAATATCAGCAACACGAACATTGTTTCGCAGGACAACAATGGAACCAACTACGACACGACCGTTGGCGACCTCGCAATCTTCGGAGGGATATCGGCATGACAGACCGCCGCATCGTCTACGCCCGCCCCGATGGGGGCGTGGGCGTCATCGTGCCAGCCGAGAAGGCGCGGCAGAAGAAACTCCGCGAGGACGCCGTGACGCGCTTCGCCGGCCCCGGGGCCAGGAAGGACGGGAAGTTCCTCTATGCCGCCGTCCGCGTGGGGCCGGGTGTGGGCGAAGTGGACGGCATCAAGCTGGTCGATGCCATTCCCAAGAACGGGGGCCTGGCCGAGCGCGTCCTGACCCACGATTCGGCCCTTCGCCCGGAAACCGACGACGAATTCATGGAGCGCATGCGGGCCAAGTGGGTGCCGAGCGATGCCCGCGACGTGGCCGAATGCTCGACCCGGGACCTGCCCGAGCGGGATGAATTCCGCGACGCTTGGGAGCGCGACACCGATCCCCAGACCCGGACGGCGGCGCGGGTCGGCATGGGCAAGGCCAGGGCGATCCACATGGATCGCATCCGGGCCGTCAGGAACAAGGAACTGGAACGGCTGGACGTGGAGCACCTCCGCGCCATCGAGGACGACGACAAGCCCAGGCAGGTCGAGATCGTGCAGCGGAAGAAGAAGCTCCGCGATATCCCCCGGACCTTCGACCTCGCGAGGGGGGCCAACCCGCGGGCTTTGAAGGCGTTGTGGCCGGACGATCTGCCGCCGCCGGTAGACGGAGGGTAGCCGATGACGACGAAAGTTCCCCTTGATCTTGTCAAGGAAGCCCTGCCCGAGGACCTCGGCAACGTCAGCGGCGCGGTCGAGCTCGATCTCGATGTGGCGCGCTTCTTCAAGATGGTTCTGACAGGGAACACCACCATCACCTTCGCCAACGTGCCGTCCGGCGAAGTCGTCACGGTGACGATCAGGGCCACCCAGGACGGCACCGGCAGCCACACGTTCGGTCTGCCGGCGTCGGTGCAATACTCGGAGGGGATCGAGATTCCCATCCCGCCCGACCCCGACCAGAATCTGGTCTTCATGCTGCGCACCGAGGACGGCGGGACGGATTGGGAGTTCTACCTCGGCGGCTTCGCCTTCGGCGTTCCGGCCTGAACGATGGGCGTCAATATCCTCACCCCGCGGGCGGTCTTTTGGGGGAACCCGACAGAGATAGAAGCCGGAGGCGGGGAGGAGGAGGTCGGAGGCGGGACGGAATTCGTCTACGGCGTGTCGCTCGACTCAATCGCATCCGACTTCGGCAGCCTTAACAGCGGCCGCCGGTTCAGCCCCGGGCTCGTCTATTGCCAAGCCTACCACATCCCCCAAAGCGGCGATATCACCAAGCTCCATATGTGGCTCAAGAACTCCGGGGGGAGCACCGAGATCACGCTTGGCCTGTGGACAGATAGCACCCAGGCTCATCCCGGCAACGCGACGACTCTCTTGGCTACGGCGACGCCGGCAACCGTCGCGCGCGATGGCACGGTTCACGAATTCACGCTCCCGACGCCCCACAGCTTCACGGGGCCAGCCAACATCTTCATCGGCGGCATGACCAAGGACCTGATCGCATTCAGCGGCGGCAGCAATTTCGACACGGCCTATAGCGGGTCAAAGAAGCACTACAGGACACCATGGACGTACGCCTCGGGTCTGCCGGACCCGTTCAGCCGGACCGATATCAGCGTGTGGCACGTCGCCATGGGCCTCACCCTGTTCGTGCCGGACTGAAAGAAGACCCGGCCCCCGAAGGAACCGGGCCAGTGAGCCGCCGCAATGGAGGAGGAGTAGACGTGCAGACCTCCGACGCGACGGATGGGCAATGCGACGGATACTGCTATGGGGCTTCTTCCTCCCCGCCGCCGCCACCACCACCTCCGTCCTCGGTCGCGTTGGCGTTTTTCAGCGCGCCCTGGATGGTGTCGAAAGTGGTGGCCAACTCCTGACCGACCAGCGTGACGGCCACGATGATCACGACTGCGATGAGGGCCGCGATCAGGCCGTACTCGATGGCCGTAACGCCGCTCTCGTCGCGGATAAGACTCACAAGAAATTCGCGCATGAATTCGATCCTCCAAGGTTTCTGCGGAACGCCCCATGTTACCGCGCCGAGTCCTAACGGAACATTAATGGCTCCGGTTAGAGCGAACACCGGATATTGACCGTGAGCACCCAAAGAAAGAGAGCGATAGTCCAGACCACGGTTGTCGCTGGCCAATAGAGCATCCGGCAGGCCCAGCGGATGGGTCGGGGCGCGTTCATCGGGGCGCAGAATAGCCCCATCCGACCGGGAATCCTAGTTAACGAGGTAAGCCCATGAATTTACGGCTTTTCTGGCCGGTGGCGCTGGCCGCCTGGCTGATTCTGTTCGCGTTCGCGCTGCTCTCGCCGGCAGGGGCGCACGGCCCGTGGGCATGGATCATGGAGAACGAGGAAACCAAGTGGTGCTGCGGGCCCAAGGATTGTGAGCGGGTAGAGGGGAAGGTCTACCGCACACCCGAGGGTTGGAAAGTTCTGGGCCTCAAGGGGGCGCTCAAGAGCGGCGATAGCGGCCTCTACCACTTTTCCAAGGATGGCAAGGCGTGGGCGTGTCGGAACCCCGCCACCAACAGGCTCCGCTGTCTGTTCAAGCCTGTGGAGGGGAGCTAACCCATGAATAGCGAGGGCATGAGTGGAATCCTCCGCCGCCCGGCGGTATCGCTTTGGGCGCTCGGCATCCTGTTGGTCGCGACCGCCGGGGGGACATGGACGGCGGCCGTGACCTACATCGAGACCCGCAACGAAATCCGCGAACTCAGGCGGGAGATCAATGGTCCGTTCAGTTTTCATCGGGATGACGCATGGCAACTCATGCAGGACGCGGCGCAGAGGAACCCGGAGTGGGTGCCGCCCGATCCTTACGCCCTGCCCGGCTATCGGCGTCGTTTCGAGAGCGCGCAATGATCGCCCGCTGGGCGAAGGCCGCAGGTGGCGTCACCGCCATCGCGGCGGCGCTCGGGGTGGTGTGGGCGCTGGCCGCCGACCATCCGGCCCGCCCCGCGCTCAAGCGCGAGCTCGACGTGGTGGCGGGGCAGGTCGCGGCCACCAGCCAGGCGGTGCTGTGGTTGCAGATCGACCACTACGAGCGGACCAAGGCCAGGCGGCCGCTCACCCGCGAGGAATGCGCGCGCTATCTCGCCATCGCCAGACAGCTTGGCGTGCCGGCGCGGTGCTGACATGCCGGCCTCCGACCTGAGGGTGGCGGGGATGTACCACGAGCTGCGCCGCGACCTCGTGCGCGACGAGGGGCTCCGCCTCAAGCCCTACAAGGACAGCGTGGGCAAGCTCACCATCGGCGCCGGGCGCAACCTCGACGACAACGGCATCACCGAGGGCGAGGCGATGATGCTCTTGGATCACGACATCGAGCGCGCCCGCCTCGACCTCGACCGCAACGCGCCGTGGTGGGCCGAGATGCCCGAGCCGGCCATGCGCGGACTCCTCAACATGTGCTTCAACCTCGGCTGGCCCCGCCTCTCGCGCTTCCGCAAGATGCTGGCCGCCCTCGAACGCGGGGCTTGGGCCGAGGCCGCCGATCAGGCCCTCGAGTCCCGCTGGGCATTGCAGGTCGGCCCCAGGGCCACCCGCATCGCCGATCTCTACCGCTCCCTTTCCTGAACGCCGACAAGGAGACCTCCCATGCGATTCATCGCCGTCGCGGGCGCATGCGCGCTCGCGGTCCTGTCCACGCTCGCCCTCGGCGGATGCGCCGCCGAGATCCGCGCCGCCGATGCCGCGATCGAGGCCAAGGCCGACCAGGTCCTCGACCTCGCCGAGGATGCCCGCTGCGGGCGGCCCATCGACTCCATCGCCCGCATGGCGGGCCGCCGGGGCACCGATTGGCTCGAGGGCTACCTGCTGTCCTGCCCGGCGACCCTGGGGGCGGTGATGCGGACGCTCATGCAGCAGCGGTTGGAACGGCTGGGGGTGCCGCCGCCGTCGGGGGGCGCGCCATGATCGTCCCCGACTTCCTCGCGGCGCCGAGCTCGGCCGAGGCGCGCGCGGCGCTGGCCGACCTCGCCGGGCTCTGCGCGCTGGCCTACGAGAAGCCGGCCACCATCAAGGCCGCGCTGCCGGGCCGCGAGTGGGTCAACCACAAGCGGAGCGACACGCAGCTCTACGTGGTCAACCGCCGGGTGCTCGGCGTCGATTGCCGCGTCGTGGTGTTCCGCGGCACCCAGGTCAGCGCGGGGTGGAGCTGGACCGACATCCTGCGCAACTTCCGGCTCGGCTTCATGGACTGGCCCCATGGCGGCCGGGTCCATTCGGGCTACGGCAAGGCCATCCTCGCGGTGGACGGCGCGCTCACCGATCTCCTGCTGCTGCGCGGGGCGAAGCCCGTGGTCGTGACCGGGCATTCGCTCGGCGGCGCGCTCGCCACCCTGGCCCTCGACCTGCCGGGGATGGGCGCGGCCATCGGCGTCACCTTCGGCGCGCCGGCGGTGGGGGACGCGGCGTTCAACGCCCGCATCCAGGACCGGCTGATCCGGGTGGTGGTGCACCGGGACATCGCCCCCAAGCATCCGCGCCGGTGGCTCGGCTACCGCCAGCCCCCGGAATATATCCGCCTCGAGCACGACGGCCGCGCGCGGCCCGCCCGGTGGGGCTGGGCCGACAATCTCTACATCCCCTTCACCAGCCGCGGCGCGCTCCACGGCAAGGCCGACCACCGGGTCGGGGTCTATCGGGCACTGGCCGGCCCACCCGATGATTGAGGCCGTTCCCGCCTGCCCCATGCGGGCGGGACCCGAGATCGCGCTGCCGCCGCCGCTTCGCCGCGCCTGGGCCGATTTCCTCGCCCGCCACCCAGACCAGGACGCGCTTGCGCCCCAGACCGTGCCCTTCACCGGCCGGCTGCTCCGCGATGCCGGAACGGTGAACCGGGCCGTCAACGCCTGGCGCTACCGGCGCGAGGCGCGCGACTATTGGTACATCCCCACCTTCGCGCCGGACGGCTGGCCCGAGCTCCGGGCGGACGGCTTCGACTGCGAGGACCAGGCGCTGACCAAGCGGATGATCCTGGCGCGCGACCACCGGATTCCGCTGGGCGCGCTCCGGCTCGCGCTGTGCTGGGCGGGGGCGACCTTCCACGCGGTGCTGCTGATCTGCACGACACGGGGCGAGCTGGTCATGGATAACGGCCTGGTGACCGGCTTCGTGGTGCCGTGGGACCGATTCCGGGTAGGCTGGTTTTGCCGGTGGGCGGGGAGGGGGACATGGGAAACCATATTCACGCCGGGGGAATAGCGGCAGCGCTCCTTTGGCTCGTCCTTGTCGCGGGCCCGGCCTGCGCCGAGGACTACCGCCGCGCCGACTGGATGCCGTCGGGCTGGGAGGATGCCGACGGCGACTGCCAGGACACGCGCCAGGAGGTGCTGATCCGGGACGCGGTGGGGCCGGTCACCCTCTCGGCCGACGGCTGCCGGGTGGTGGCCGGGACGTGGGTAGGCCCCTACACCGGCAAGACCTTCACCGACCCCCGGGAGCTCGACATCGACCACATCGTGCCTTTGGCCGAGGCCCACGCCTCCGGGGGCGCGGAGTGGGCGCCTGCGAAGAAGCGGGCCTTCGCCAACTGGATGCCGGGGCTGGTCGCGGTGGAGGCCCGAGCGAACCGGGTCAAGGGCGCCAAGGACCCGGCCGGCTGGATGCCGACGACGCACCGCTGTTTCTATTCCTCCGTGTGGCGCTGGATCAAGGCACAGTGGGGGCTCACCATGGATTTCGAGGAACACAGGGCCGTGGCGGAAGCCTGCGAGCCCTAGGCCGCCAGCTTCCGCTGATAATACCGCTGTTTCGCTCGGAGCTTCCGCAAGGCAGTTTCGGCGCGCTTCTTCTTAGTCTCCCATGCCTTGACCCGGGCCTCGATCCTGGCCGCGCGCTCGGCCACCAAATCCCGCGACGGCTTCTCCTTGGGGGCGGGCCGCAGGGTTCCATCCAACCATCCGGCGGCCAGCACGTAGGCGGTCATCTCGGCCTCGTAGCGGGCATGGAGCGGGTCGTGGGGATGTTTCCTCGGATAGACCTGGCGGAACCACTCATGGGACAGATCGTGGACCAGGCGCCGCCAGCCGCGACGGAGAATATGGTACGGCGGGCTGACGGCCACCCAGCACCGCCGGGGGCGGCTGCGGTAGGTCCTGATCTTGAAATGCCGGGCCAGCTTCCGCATCGCGCGCTCGGCCTCATCTCGGGTGATCGGCGGGATGGCCTCGGGCCAGGCGGAGTTGACGGGCTGGTAGTGTTCTCGTGCCATGGGGCCTCCTTTCGTTGAAGACCCCTATATTGTAGCAAATCTAGTATTATCGCAGAAAACTTTGTAATTCCACGAATTCACTTTCTTACTACTCTGTCATCTTATTGAGCGATACCAGGTAAGACGGATTTTGTTATTATAATTTGTCCGGGCCGTCTTGGCGAAGTCTTAATCTAAGTCAAACGGCCCCTCCGAGGCACGCGCTCGCGTGCATGCCGGCCCCGTCCTGGGGTTGGCTCTCCCTGAACCTTGCCCCCGGCTCCGGCCGGGGGCCTTTTTTCGTGCCCGGTTCAAAAGAACCGGATGCCCCTGTCTGCGGCGCCCGTAAGTCATTGAAAAGGATGGTGGGCGCTGCTGGGATCGAACCAGCGACCCCCGCCGTGTGAAGGCGCCTGGAACCTCGCCAAAGTATTGATATCCAATGCAACATGGCGGTGGCCTTGGCCCAAATAACCCGGGACAGATTGAGAACACGGGCCCTCGGCGGTTCACTTGCACCAAGTCCCCCTGTCCGTGGGCGCCCCTGCGGCGTGGCAAAACGGGGGGCAGGGGTGCGATCTTTCCTCGGGGCGTGGAATGGGGGGGGCCGCGCTTCCCGTCGATTCTCGGCGGGATTTGCCGGATTTCGTCAATCAAGGGCCCTGGCGGCCTTGCGGAGATAGTCGGGGCTGAACCTGGCGTAGACGCGCTCGGTCACTTTGCTGCCGGCGTGGCCGAGGAATTGGGAGATTTCCGCCATCGGAACCCCGTTCTCGGCCATCCAGACGGCGGAGGTATGGCGCAACGTATGCGGGGTCACGTCCGGCCCCAGCCCGGCCCGCCCGGCCGCGGCGCGGAAGCCCTTGGATATCCGCTCGACCTTCTTCCCGGCATACTCGATCACATAGTCGCTGACGGCGGCTTCCCTGGCCTCGAGGAGCGCGGCGCGGGCCCGGTCGTTCATGGGCACGACGGCCCGGCCCTTGCGCTGGCCCTGGCCGGGGGCCCGCAGGTCGATGAGGCCGCGGTCGAAATGCACCCTGTCCCAGGTCAGCTCGAGGAGGGCCGAGGTCCGGCCGGCGGTCGCCAGCGCCAGCACCGCGAACAGACGCAGGTGCGGCTCCCGGCAGGCGGCCGCCAGCCGGTCGAACTCCTCCCGGCTGAGGTAGCGTTCCCGCGGGGGCGCTTCCCGCGGGATCCAGAATTCGGCCGTGGTGCGGCGGTCGTGCCAGCGCATGGCGGCGCGCAGGATCGAGATCTCCTTGGCGATGGTGGCGTCGGCCCGTCCCCGCTTGCGGCGCTCGGCCGCATGGGACCGGCATAATTCCCGCGTGATCTGGTCCGGCCGGAGCGGGGCGAACTTCGGCGCCAGCGCCTTCCAGGCGACGGCGATGCGGTCGGCCCTGGCCGTGGTGCGCTGTTTCTCGGCGTGGTAGGCGGCGAAGATGTCGGCGACGGTTTCGCCGGTCCGGTCTATCTGGGCGGTGAGATCGGCAAAACGACGCGCGGCCTCGGCCGGGTCCCGGGTGCGCAGCGAGACGCGCCGGGTGCGCCCTCCCTCGGTCCATACCGCGGCCCAGACTCCGCGGTAGAGCTTCCGCCTGATGTCCGGCAACGATCCCCCCCGTTCTCGTACCGCTCGACCTCGGCGGCGGAGACGCGAATCAAACGCCCCACGCGGAAGGCCGTCAAGCCCCCCGCCCGGATCACGTCGCGGACGTGCTGGTTGGAGCATTGCCAGCGCTCGGCAAGCTCGCGTGTGGTGTAGGGGCGGGGGCGGGGACGGTCAGCCATCGAACAACTCCTCCGCCGCCCTGATGGCATCGTTCCGGCCCTCCGCGAGATCGAGGCTGCGAAGGCGCCCCAGAGTGTTGTCCACATGACCCGATCCCGGCGAATAGCCCGTCCGCTCCGCCAGCTCGTTGCGCGCGATGGTGCCGGGGAAGATGTCGAACAGGACTTCGAGGAAGGCCCGGCCCGCCTTGTCCACCTTGCCGAGCCAGTAGCGGCGCAGCGCCTCGCCCGTCGGCAGCGGATCGAACGGCCCCAGCGCCTCTAACCCCGCCTCGGTGATGCGGATGGCGTCGTTGCGGCCCTCGGCCAGTCCCTTCGAGCGAAGCGCGCCGAGGGTATTGTCGATATGCCCGCTCTTGACGGAGTAGCCCGCGAAGATCGCCACCCTGTTGCGGGCGAGGGGGCGGTTGCGCTGGGCGAGCACCGTGAGAAACGCGGCCTCGGCCTTGGTCAGCGAATGGTTCGGGGGCCGACCGTGGCCGCGCTCAGTTGCAAGTTGACTATGTTGCATGGTGAACCCGGCGGGGGTCAAACCCACGGCCTCCGGCGTGCAAGGCCGGCGCTCTCCCGCCCCGCTACGGGTCCGTTCCCGTGGCGCTTTATCGCGGGCATCCATGCGCTGCTTGTAGGCGTGGACTTCAAGATTGCCCCACTGCTCAAGTAGGGCGTCACCGGCCTTTTGGAGGCCGTCCATGGCCGTTTTCAAGTGCGTGACGGCGTATATTTTGCCGTGGATTTCGCCCTCGGCCCGGCCCCGCTCCCGGCCTTCTTGTCGGGCCTGTTCGACCTCCGCCGCGCTGGCGCCGCCCCCGGACTTCTCGATTCGGCGTTCGAGATCACGGATCATAGCCTTGAGCGCCTTCGGGTCGTTCTCGCGGGCTTCTTCCTCCTCGCGCACGAACCGCTCGCGGATGGCCTTGAGATCGACATCGGCCACCGTGACCGAGCCCCTGTCCTCCCCGTCCTCCGGGGCGCGGGAGGAATCGTAGGTCTTGATCCTCGGGAACGTCATGCAGTCGAAGATGCCGAGCTCGGGCGCCCACACCCCGCCCTCGCCCACCTTGAGCCGGGGGAGGGAGGCGATCACGGCCCGGCCCTTTTCCGGGTCTGCCTGGTCCTTCACCCACGCCTCGATGGCGTTGCGGTCCTGCGGCCCGATCAGGCGCATGGCGATCAAGGTCTGGGCCTGGGTCAGCACATCCTTGTTCAGGACTGCCGGCCGCTGGGTAATCATGGTGACGCGGAAGCCGCGGGCCCGGCCCCGGCGCACGATGCGGTCCATGTGGTGCAGCATCCGCGTGGCCTCATGGAGCGGCTTCTGGGGCATGAACTCGTCGGCCTCGTCGATCACCAGATTGAGCGGCGTCCGGTTGGCCCGGTACGCATGCTGGGCGAACTCGATCATGAATCGGTGCTTCTGGCCGATCAGGAAAAGCGAAATGTCGATGATGACAGGTGGCGCCTTGGGGCCGGCCACAAACTCCGCGAGCGCCCTGGCGCTGTGCTCGTTGATCGGAATGTCGGCGTGGTCGCCGCCGAAGATCACCACGGGATACCCGGCCTTCTTGCCGTCGCGCGAGGATTTGAGGCCCCAATGAACCCCGGTCGGGTCGATGATGCAGACGCGACGCCCGGCATCCAGAAGCCGCTCAATCGCGCCCTTGGCCGTGTAGCTCTTGCCGCTTCCGGTCTTCCCGACGATGGCAACGTGCTGGTCGAATATCTCAAGCGGCAGGCTCATCGTCATCTCCGGGGACCTCAAGCGGCGGCTTGCTGTAGACATCCGCAGAATCAAAGGTCTTGGTTTCCTTCGTCTCCTGGTCAGTCACGAACACAACCGGGAGTTCGGCGTTGCGGATGCCGATGAAGCCCAGCTTTGCGGCTGTTAGGAAGTCGTGGGCCACGACAATCGTTTCCATCTTCACGATGTAGAGGCGATCAGTCATCCCCGTCCCTTCCTCGCCCGAATGGCGGCGGCAAATTCCGAATGTCCGCCTGAAACCACGGCCCTCAAAACGGCTCTCTCTACTGCAATGGCTCTCTCGTAAAGCTGCGCCGCCTCCT